GCTGTGGGTACGTTTGGTTGAAATTGGAAGTTGGGATTTAGCCGTATGGGTAAGGGCCGCAAACCGACGCCTAAGCAGATCCTTAGCCTGCGTGGCAGCCGCATTAGAGGTCCGCACGCGACCGGCATCGACGCGCCGCCTGGCGTTCCGCCTTCCCCGGCCTGGCTGTCGGACATTGCCCGCGCGGAGTGGGAGCGGATCGTGCCGATGCTTGAAGCGTCAAAGGTGATGAGCCCGCGTCACCAGCAGACACTCGCGGCGTATTGCGACTCGTTCGCGGACATGGTGCAGGCCGACCAAGAGCTGAAGGCGAACGGCACCACGTTGATGGACGACAAAGGTAGGGTATCGAATCATCCGGCGTGGAATCGGAAGCGTGACGCACGGAATCAAATGCTGAAGTTTGCGGCCGAGTTTGGCCTGACTGCTTCGGCGTTGGCGAGGGTCTCATCTGTTGACCAAGGCCCGCAAGAAGACGACGAAGACGCCCGCATGTTCGCCTAGCTACGCCCAGGCTGGCGTCGATGCGGTCAATTTCTTTTCCAAGCATCTGCGGCACACGCAGGGCGAGCTCGGCGGCAAGCCTTTTGCCCTGGAGCCGTGGCAGGCCAGTTACATCGGGCGGCTCTTTGGGACGCTGCGGCCGGATGGCCTTCGCCAATACCGCACGAGCCTACTGGCACTGCCTCGCAAGAACGGAAAATCCACGCTGTGCGCTGGGATTGCTCTCAAACTTTTGTTCGATGGTGAGCCAGGCGCACAGATATTTTCGTGCGGGGCTGACCGCGAGCAGGCACGCTTGGTGTTCGAGATGGCAAAGGCGTGCGTGGAAATGTCGCCTTCGCTGCGGTCGCGGCTTAAGGTCTACCGCAACTCAATCGTGCGGGAGGATACGCACTCGTTTTACAAGGCGCTCTCGGCTGAGGCGTTCACGAAGCACGGGCTGAACGCTCACGGCGTGATATTCGACGAGCTGCACGCCCAGCCAGACCGCGAGCTGGCCGATGTCATGCAAACCAGCATGGGCGCAAGGCGGCAGCCGCTCATGATCTACATCACGACGGCGGGCTGGGATCGCCGGTCTGTGTGCTATGAGATTTGGCGATATGCCGAAGCGGTGCAGGCGGGCGCAATCAAGGACGAGACCTTCCTGCCAGAAATCTACTGTGCCCCGGATGGCGCTGATTGGAAGTCTGAAAAAACTTGGGCGACTGCAAACCCGAACCTGGGCGTGTCGATCAAGCTCGACTTCCTGCGTAGCGAATGCGCGAGGGCGGTCGAGATGCCATCATACGAGAACACCTTCAAGCAGCTTTATTTGAATTGTTGGACGGAGCAAAGCACGCGCTGGCTCCAGATGGATAAGTGGGCGCAGGGCAACCAGCCATGCCCGGTGATGCTCGACGGCCGGGAGTGTTTCGCGGGCCTTGATCTTGCCAGCACGTTCGACACGACCTGTTTCTGCCTGCTGTTCCAGTTAGACGACGGCACCTTCTGGGTGGAGCCACACTTCTGGATTCCACGGGAGAACGCCCACCAGCGCGAGAAGCGGGACAAGGTGCCCTATATCACTTGGGAGCGGCAGGGCCACCTCAAGTTCACGGAAGGCAACGTAACCGACTTCGACCAGGTGCGGGCCGACATCATGGCTCTGACCAAGAAATACAACATCCGGCAGGTGGCGATTGACCGCTGGAACGCGACCCAGCTGGCCACGCAACTGCAAGGCGATGGGGTCAACGTCTTAGGCTTTGGGCAAGGTTACGGCTCGATGAGTTCCGCAGCGAAGGCCCTTGAGGCGGCCTGCGTGGCGGGGCGACTGCACCACGGCGGGCATCCCGTCTTGGCGTGGCAGGCGTCGAACGTGGCAATCCAGCAGGACCACGCCGGAAACATCAAGCCCAGCAAGGCGAAGAGCAACGAACGGATCGACGGCATCGTGGCGCTGACGATGGCCCTCGGCATCCACGCGACGGCCACGGCCCCGCCCCCCGAACAATCCTGGGAACTGTTCAGCATATGAGCGAAAACGCCGCCGACTTCAGGATGTTCGACCTGCGTGGCATCGACTGGCCTGAGGTTTCTTCGAGCCGCACGCCCTCGGGCATCCGCGTCAACGCTGACAACAGCATGGCGTGCTCTGCCTACACGGCCTGCATTCGTGTCATATCGGATGCGGTATCTGCCCTGCCGCTCCACGTTTACGAGCGGATGGCGAACGGCGGCAAGCAGAAGGCCACGGCCCACCCGGTGTATCGCCTGCTCCACCAGCAGCCGAACCCCTGGCAGACGGCGCAGGAGTTCCGCGATTGGATGACCGGAATGTATTTGCACTACGGGGCCAGCTACGCCGAGATTCGCCCCGGTGCTCGCGGTGCCGTGTCGGAACTGTGGCCTCTGCACTCGTCGCGGATGGAGTGCGAGCGGCTGTCTGACGGCACGCTGCGGTATCGCTACCGTGAGCCGAACGGCCGCGAGACGATCTACAGCCAGGAGCAGATCTTCGCCCTGCGGTTCACCACGGAAGACGGGATCAAGCCGATCCCGACGTACAAACTCTTTTCCAATGTCATCGGCCTAGCCCAGGCGCTGGAGACTCACGCGGCCACCTACTTCGGCAACAACGCCAGGCCGGGCGTGGTCCTTGAGTCGGATAACCCGATTCCGGCGGAAGCGGCCGAGCGACTCCGCGAACAGTGGGAGCGACTCCATCGTGGGCCGGATCGTGCCTACCGCACGGCGGTCCTGCCCAACGGCGTGAAGGCCCACGAGTTGAGCGGCTCAAACGAGGCGGCCCAGTTCCTTGAGAGCCGGGCCTTTGCTGTGGTTGAGTGCTGCCGCATCTTCCATGTGCCGCCCCATTTGATTCAGCAGCTGGACCGCTCGACCTACTCGAACATCGAGGTGCAAGGCACGGAGTTCGTCCAGCATTGCCTGCTGCCGCACCTGAAGAGATGGGAAGCCGCTATTAGTCGCGACCTCATCGTCGAGGATGATCGGTTCTTCGCGGAACACTCAGTGAGCGGCCTTCTGCGTGGCGACCACGCGAGCCGGTCGGCCTACTACGTCTCGGCCCTGCAAAACGGGTGGATGACGATCAACGAGATCCGCGAGCTTGAGAACCTGAACCCGATCGGGCCGGAAGGCGACAAGCACTTCGTGCAACTCAACATGACCACGCTCGACAAGGTTGGCCAGGAGCAACCGGCACCGGAGCCGATGCCAGCGCCGCCCGTCGAGGACGAGGAAAGCCCGGCCGACGACGCCGAGGATGAAGCCGAACAGGAGGATTCCACCGATGGAAATTGAACGCCGCGACTTCGCCTTTGAGGAAGAGAACGAGTTGATCGTCGAGAGCCGGGCCGATGGCCGGGCCGCGATCATCGGCTACGCCGCCGTCTACAACCGGCTTTCCCTCGACCTCGGCGGGTTCCGCGAGGAGATCCTGCCGGGCGCGTTCGACAAGATCCTGAACCGCCAGCGGGGCAAGAGTGACGTGGTGGCCCTGTTCAACCACGACAGCAACATCGTCCTGGGCCGCACGTCGAGCGGCACGCTCGAACTCTCGTCAGACGAGAAGGGGCTGCGGTACGTCGTGACGCCGCCCGTGAGCCGGGCCGACGTGATGGAGTTGATCCAGCGCCGCGACGTGCGTGGCTCGTCGTTCGCCTTCACGGTGGACAAGAGCGGCGAAGGCTTCCGCCAGGGCGAGGACGGGAAGGCCGTCCGCCAGATCCGCGAGGTGAGCGGGCTGTATGACGTGGGGCCGGTGCTCGTGCCCGCGTACCCCGCCACCTCTGCTTCTGTTGCCATGCGTTCCTACGAAGCCTGGCTGGCGGCGCAGTCGCAGCCCGAGCCCGAGGCGGTGGCCGCCGTTGTCGCCAAGCGTTCCCTGGTCCGTGACGCCGCTGCGGCGTGGGCACTGAGGCTTCGCCGTGTCTGAAGCACGCTGCACCTGCGGCGAGAAACTCCGTTGCCGTTCCAGCCGCCCCTGCGGTGACGAGCGGCAGCG